CCTTTACATCAAAGCCTTCGATACACGTTTTTTCCTTTTGATGCATGGCATGAACCATGGCTAATTGATGCGGCCTCAGAGGGACTTTGATTTCTCTTGGTTGAACAGCATAACCAGATGTATCTGTTACTGAAAATAGAATAGGTTGTTCATATACCTCTAACATTCTATTTAATGAATCGTCTCTCGCGGCCATCGCACACTAATCTCTATAAGAACGAGATTGTTTTTGTTTAGACCTTATAGACTACTGAAGAATTGATAAAGTTCAGGATCCTTAATAAAATCTTTCATCTTCAGAGTTGTCTTGACTAAAAGACGATTTGTTTCAGTTCTCAGCTCTGTTTTATCAAACGTATTATCTGTGTGGCTCATGACTAGCATGACTTTCTTCGGATTTAGTTGAACTAAGGGGTTTTTATAGTTTTCTAAGAAGGATTTTTCTTCTGAGAAGGCTACTGTCTCGTCGTATGTATGGGTATCTGCATATGTCTTTGTCCACACCATGGTTCCATTCGTTGCATGTCCCTTGAAATAAGGACCTGCCTTCCAGATTTCCTTAGTATCTGTGAAATACATATAGACCTCACTGGATCCAGCTAATCTGAACCCTGGATTTCCTTGAAGTGCTTTGACTGCATCTTCTACTCTTGTAGAGAAGTAAAAATCGTCATCATCCATGGCTACTATAATTTCTCCTTTGGCTTCTTTATTCAATCTATTACGTTTTTCTCCTAATGTCATCTTATCCTCAGACCAGATGAAATTTAGACTTGGCAAGTCTTTGCGAGCAGCTTCAAATAAATCCCTTACTTCTTCCTGACCATCATCATAGACTATCCACTCCATGCGGTCCCTGGGATATGTTTGGCTTTGAACCATTTTAATTAAAGAAGGAATGAAACGTCTACGATTATACGTCGGCGTTACAATGCTTACAAATGGTAATAGATTCATCTATTAGAATATATTACTCAGTCTTTATCTGGGATTTTTCAAAGGCTGTTTTATATAATGTCTCAACCGCAATTCTTGCTTGTTGAGATGTATCATCCTCCTTGTAACAAAATGCACCAAGAAAAAATGTCTCAAGATCACCATTTGGCTGATATGTTGAAATTGGCAAATATGTGTAATATAGAGATTTAATCTGATAAGCATAACGACGAATTAACATTTTAGGAATTTCAATAAAGAAAAAAAGACATCCATAAACGAAACTCAAAATACGAAAGGGAACTTTGTATCCAATTGCATTATTTGCAGCTAAATGACCTCCATATAGAATAATAACTATAAAAATAAGGCTCGTAAATCCTTTTAGAATACCTAATGCAATATTACTAGTTGCTCTTCCAGTTTTAAATTCACTTCTATCAGCCATACTTTGTGTTTCAGTATCTGCAGCTGCTTTAGCTTTAGCATCCTCCTCACTTTTTGCTTTTGCTTCAGCTAATCTCGTTTGTACTTCTTCATCTTGTTGTTTCTGTTTTGCTTGTTCTATTGCATATGCAGCTGCTTCTGGATCAGAAGCCCATTTTGAAATACTATATTGTATCTTATTGCCAATTTGTGTAAATAAGTTCATCTATTTTAACTACAGTAAATTAGATAAGATGGATTACACGATTGTAATTCCATCGTATAAAAGAGCAGAACTATGCCGAGATAAAACTCTTGCTGTTCTTCATAGATATAAAATACCAAAAGAACAGATTGTAGTTGTAGTTGCAAATAAGGAAGAAAAAGAAACATATGAGGAAATTTTAGATCCAAAGACTTACAAGGAGATTTTAGTTGGAGTTCCTGGTTTAGCCAATGTGCGAAATTGGATATTTAAGCATTTTCCCAAGGGTAAAAAATTAGTATCATGTGATGACGATATTCATGGGTTTATTGAATATGATCCAAAGACAAAGCGTCATGAAAGAGAACTCCGGAGCCTTAAGGATGTAATAAGGCGCGGGTTTTCTGAATGTGAGAAAGCCAAATGTTCGCATTGGGGAATTTATCCAAGCCCCAATGGATTTTTTATGAAGCCAACTGTATCTACTGATTTGAAATTCATTATTGGAAGTTTCGGAGGTTTCATAAATCCCGGAAATGAAGTTCTAATTGAAATAAGTGAAGGAGAGAAAGATGATTATGAAAGAACTCTGAAATTCTTCCAGCGTGATGGAGCCGTTGTTCGTCTGAATTTTGTGTCTGCAAAAACGGCAACATATAAGACACCTGGAGGTTTACAATTGGGAAATCGTCTAGCAAAAGAAAGAAAGACAGTAAAAGCATTAATGAAAAAATACCCTGGTTGGATTCGTCTAAACCCCACCAGGAAATCTAAAATGCCTGAAATTCGTTTGGTTGATCCTAGTAAGAGTAAAACAAGAAAAGTAAGAAAGTAAAATGACTTTATGTTGCATATTTCATTCCTCCCATACCACCTTCGATGACTAGGAAATTAATACTTTCCACGTAAACTGAATAATTTATTAAATACATACTATCTTGTGCTAGAGGCCATGGGTCAATGTCTAACTGGAAATTCTTAACTCTACTTGTATTCAAAGAACCACTTGGCTTCATCCACTTTGATGTGTCTAAAGCGAAGCTGTAAATTGCCAAACCTGGTGGAAATACTCCCGTAGCATATTTCCACGAGCTTAATTCATTAAAATATTGTAATGGCTTAATTTCTTGTGCATCATTGCCATCACAGATAATACGTATTTGTCTTATAATATCTTGTTGCATAGATGTAATGTTAATTCCTGAATAACCTCCAGATGGAATTGATGAAATAGCAGGAATAAAAGGAGCTTGACCATATCTCCACCAATTTGTATAGTTAGTCCATGCATTTAAATATTGTATTGCATCCGAGCGTCTAGGTATTATAAGAATACGTGGAACTGGGTTATGTGTATACAAATCAAAGAGTTGTCTTGAATTATTGTTTAGGAATGGATATTTTGTGACTTGTCTAACAATATACGTAAGAGGTTTTGTTGCAAATGTTCTACGCTCACTATCTGTTAAATAGACATATGTAGCTTGTAATCTTGGATATAAGGGCCATGTATTCATTGTGGGCGGTGTATAATCGATATCTGTTAGAAATTGTTTTATGTAAATATTTTGTTCTATATTTGCCATATAGCCAACATTGCCCGTTTGTATTTGTGTTCTTGATGCATTTACTTTAGATTCAGGGCGAACTCTGAACCCTGATGGGTCTAATACAGTATAGAGGTCTCTAATGGGTCTTAGAGTAAGTTGAACTTCACATTCGTGATATTGTAGTGCAATTAAAGGTAAAGCTAAGCCAGAGTTCTGAGAAAACCAAAATGAAAGTGGTAATGTGATATCACGCCCAGGGATAGATGGAAAGTTATTTTGTGATTGTAATGACGGATCAAAATTTTTATAGACATTTGGATATAGACCAGTGGTACGTGTTGAATTATTTCCTACTGCGCCGGAATACTGGCCATTTGCAGGATCATAGAGTTCAGGAACATCTCCAACCATTTGTTGCCACTTGTTATATTGAGTTTCATCCTGATCTGTAAAGGCTGTTGAGATAATGTAGTCACTATCAAATTGCTGAACTTGTGTTCCTCCAATTAAGAAAGTAGCATCTTGAATAATTTGTGCTCCAATATAACGAACCCATTGAAATTGATATTGAGAACGATTATTATTAGGTCCAGGTAAATTAGGATCAAAATATTTGGAATAAATATCTGGCAATCTAAAAGTAAAATATAAATCAGAGAGCAAGTCAGCAACACGTTGTATTTTTGCACGAAGTTGAATGGGTTCATCGAAAAATAATTCTTGTGGACCTTCAAGAGGTAATGTAATAGATTCAAAAGCAAAATGACTATATTTCTTTAGCACTATATAGAAATACGTAAAATCTGGATTTCCACTTAGAATTACATTCTGTGCGCCGTAGGCGACTAATATAAATAATCCACCTCCTGGCATATCTCTTCTTGTTCTTACGAAAGAAGAAGAGGTATGGTTTTAAGCGTATAGGGGGAAAAGCCCCCTATGACCCCATCTTAGGTTTTAGGGGACTTAGGGGTGAAACCCCTATGGACCCTGTTTATTAGCCCACCATGTATCAGATAAATATGGTGTTAATGACATATCTGGACTATCCATCACTGTAGAAGGTTGCATATTGATGAGATACTGAATTTCTGTATATGTCAAGGCATAACTGAAATAATATACTCTACTAATCATTCCTTTAGCGGCTCCATCGAAATTAAGCGATGATACTGACTGTGCAGAACTGAATTCATTATCCTTTTCTAAAGAAGTAGTAATTGACTTTGATAAAGTAATTCTACGAGGACTAAATGCATATACATTACCATAGTTCTGATAAGGAGGTGTATTGTTAGATAAGGCCATCTTTTTCTTCAAATTTCCATTGATATAAACGTAGAGAGTATTTCCTTTACATGTAACTGTCAAATGAAACCACTTGTCTACAGGAATATTCTCAATATCTGTATAATTATCCCAAGTGTCAAAGCAATTCATATAGACACGTAATTTATTTGTATCTCCCCAACAGAATATACCTGGTCCTAATAAAGGATAGACTTGTCCATATCCTTTATGTAAAATATGGTATAGCTTATGCTCACCTTTGGAAAATGTATCACTTTTAATATTAATAAATAAGGAATAACTGAATTCTACGCCGGAACGCTGATTATCAGAAAAATATATTGTCTTTGCTTTAGGATTTTGCGGATTTTGTATTGCTGTAAACATCTTAGCACCAGATGCATATGTATTAGGGAAAAGTTCTACACGATCTTTAAACATTGCCATGAAGGAATTATATATGAATTCGCTTACTGATAAACTAATATAGACAAGAACAACGATTGCTATACCAGAAAGAACTTGTGATAAGGTATCAGTACCTGTCATTGAAACACCAGTTGATTCCATCTACCTTTGAGTTCTTAAAAAGAAGCACTCAAACGTAATGTAATATTGTTTAATTATTTAACCAGTACTTGTGCTAAAAATAGATCTTCCATTGTTCTTGATATCAAAAGATAGGTTCCCTGGGTTCAAGCTGCTTAATGAAAAGCTTGTGAAAGGACCCTCCTGGTAATATGAGTAAACTCTATCCGGAGAATATGCAAAATTAGCAGCACGTGTCATTCCAATAAGACCTCCAAATCCATCAGGTCCACCTAATTTCAATGTAGGCGTATCTCCACTTACTTTAAAGAGGCCATCTAATAAGCATGAACGTGAGAGTTTACCATCAATATAAATATCAATGGTGCGTCCAGTTAGAACCGCAGTAATATTTACCCACTTCTGTAAGTCAACTTGTTCAATATCACATTTCTTGAAGTCAGGTGATGAATCTGTATAAGGGGATTTTCCTTCCACTATGGAAGAATAATCACGTTTAAAGGTCAAGTCGCCCATTTTATCATCCTGCGATTCGCACGATACACGAATGCCCAATTTATTCGTATATTGCCCTAGATACATAACAAGTGTCATGATACCCGTAGATTCAGGTGCTCCACCCGATAGAATTAAAAAGGGTTTATTTTTACCCTTATTTATATTCCAATTTGTTACATAAATCCATGTGCTAATGGAATATTCTCCACCTCCATATATTTGAGGAACTTGAGAACCACTGTATACTTTTGAAGTTTTATCTTTTGCAGGAAGACCATCGCTTGCTGAACTATAGATTACAAGGTCACTTGAATCATTTCCACCATATAACCACTTCCATAAGTAAAAAAGTCCAAGTAGCATTAAAATCGCCAAAACGGCCATTATAACCATTCTTGAAGGTTCCATTCTAATTTAAGAAACACTTTATGCGTAGGGTGCTGACCATTGTTCTAAAGGACCTGCTTTCTTAGGACTTAGACAATTTCCATCCGGACACCAATATCCAATATTTGGTAAAGAAGGCATAAAAGGTTTGAAGAATGTTGTTATTGTAATTGGCATATAAGGCTTTCCAGAAGTATCAACTGTATCCTTTACAAGTCTACGTATTTCATTTGTTTTCATAGCATATGGAGCAATACTTATTAGAGAAATAACACCACCAAGTCTAACATCACCAATAGTTAAAGGCTGTGTATCATCAAAATCAGGCATTGCCGTACACATATGACTCACTGCAAGACTACCATTCAAGTAAATATTGAATTTGCGTCCTGATTTAACTATTGCTACAGCAGTCCATCGCTGTAAGGGAAAGTTAGGTATCTCTGCATATTCAGGATTTTGATATCCTTTTACGTATATTTCTAGACGAGCAGGGGCCATATTTAGACCACGTCCAGCATCAGGTGCCACTAGAATTTGAAATGTCTGTTTTGCTCCAATATTTATTAGCTTTGCATACTCATTACCAGATTGTGCTGTTCTATCAATCAATGTCGGGTTTGTATAAAAAAGTAGAGTTGAACCGGAATTTGATGTCCATGGACCTTTTAATTCCTGGCTTGTAATAACTTGAACTGTTTTTGATAGTGATATTTCATCATCTTTTCCAACGCGATTAAATGGCGCTGGTAGTAAGAGATATGCTAGAAGATAATATATTAAGAATGATACAACTGAAATTATAGCTACCCCTACAAGGATATTCATCTAATCATACTCATTAAAATCTAAAGGAATTATTTTAAATCACCTATGAATTTTATAAATTCTATAGTGAATTAATTATCTATTGTAAGCTTGAAACTTGGCTTTTCTAATAAATCTCCCATACGCCCTTTCATTTCAGAGGCAGGCACTTGATATCCAAAGCATCTCATATTTAATACACTAATTCCTCTAGACATTACCTTAGTATTAAGAACTATGTTAGCCGGTGCAAATATCTTATCACCAGTTGTAGGTGGTTTTGAAACAGTATTTAATTGTCTCGTCTGAACTAAAAGGCCATTCAAATATCCTTCTAACAAATATGGTGATACAGTTAAACCAATACGGAAAGGAGCATGAATAGGGACATTATCTATTTTTACTGATTGCTGTAAACCATCTGTATCAAAGCATGTTATATATACAGTATTCTTCTCATTATCTAAACTAACGCGTAAGGAGGGATTTTCTACTGTCTGAGACATGGTAAAGAAAATACGCTGATTTTGTCCAATTCCTAGATCTTGAGGATATTCATCTATAATTAAAACATCCATTGTTATACTATAGGAACTCTGTCCCTCTAAGACAGTGGTGGACAAAAGAGGAGTTCCATTAGTAACAGGTGGCGGTGTTCCTATTATAATATCCTTAACTTCAGACGCTTTTAACCAGTAGTTCTGTGATATATCTGTGCCGGGTATTGCAATATATCCTGGAGCACCGGGGCTTTTCTGAAATATAGGTGTTATCCATTGGTCAACTCCAAGCAAAATAATACCAATTAATAAAATACCTGCTACAACATACATTGCTATTTGAACAAATCCAGATCCTTTAACAGGTTGTCCAATTGCATTCATAGGTTCAGGTGCATTTGCAACTTTTATTCCAGAAGCAGTTTTTATAGTCTTACCTAAATTTTGGACGTTTTTAAGAATTTCTGATATTTTATCAACCCGACTTGCGTTCATACTACTTTAGAGTTTTCTTTCTTGTTTTACTTTTATTTAATGTATTTGTCTTAGGATTATATCCAATGCGTTTATAATAGGGGAGAGAGTCTTTAGCATTACAATCTGCTAACTTCTCTCTCAAATAACAGACAAACGAAACACGACTGTACAGCTTGTCTATTCCTTGAGTTCCAGTTTCTTTGTCGTTTCTATAGATTTCTGGAATGGATGAATTAAATTTCTTTTCCTCAGCATTTTCCTTTAGTTCCGTATTACAGTGCCACTCATGAACATCCATTGCCACAAAGTCTCCTGTTCTTAAATTCACACCCACTTTGTATCTAGGAAAAATCGTATAACCTCCTGAATACTTTCCACGTTCAATTACAGACAAATTACCAAATCCTTCTCTCAAATCACCAGCATCCATATGAAGCCCAGTTCTAAAATTACGATTTATAGTGACAGATGAAAAAGATGTATCTGCAATTTGGAAGGCCGGGTTTCCCTTGGCTCTTTTGTATTGAATGGCATACCGATCTGGAACTAGCTTTTTAAAGAGGTCATCAATGGCTTCAATGTAAGGTGTTCCAGCCTTGTATTGGTCAAAATAAAGTTGTGTGTAACTTGTCAGACGACAAGGAAGTCCCATGAAAGGTGTCTTCTCAAAATATCCTAGAACAGAAGAGAATACATTGTTATTTACACGCATCTTAGATAGCTTGCCTTTTTCCATGTATTGAGCAGACCATCCCTTAATAGATTTCTTGTTTAACTTACGTCTTGTCCAGTATTTGGATTTGACGTCAATAGGGCCTGCAGCAGCTCCACGGTTTCTAGATGCATTTGCTGACTTGTAGAAATTTTTCCAGGCCAACTTAATTACATCATGCGGAATTACATTCTTTCTGAGTTTGAACAAGAGTTTTTTACCACCAGGTGCATCCGGGTCTTTGGCGTATACATCGGCATCTTCGTCAATTATTTCATCTACGTCTTTTTCACTGAAATATGTTCCTTCTCTTGCCTTGATTTGATCATTTGTCATTTTTTCTTCTAAGATAATTTCTTTTGCTTTTACCTTCGGTTCCCTTGCAGGTTCTTTGGGCATTTGTAGCCCATTGAATAAATCTTCTTCTGGGGCACTCATCTATTTCTATGGTAAGAATAGAAATGGAACCACCTCCGGTTAGAAATAACAAGAGGAAATCTAAAGGTCGTTTGACTAGAAATGAGCGTAGTGAAATCAATTCTCGAGGAATTGCTGTTCCATCGAGAAATGTTAAGAATTTTGAGCCCAATGTGAATGAACATGCTCTTCTATGGAATTCAGGAACTTTGACAGGAAAGCCATTTAACTATAGAAAAAAGGCAAAGGTGAATTTCAATAATACATGGGAAGGATATTTGAAGCAACGAGCTAACGCAAATGCTCTAGCAAAGAAAAGACCCAATAATACAAAGAGAAACAATAAGAATAATAATGGGACAAGGAGAGCCTTGTTTTAGAATTCACGTTTCTGGATCAAGTGATATCCCTTCATCTTTTTAGCATATTGTTCTAGGTTTTCCTTCTTTCTTTCCTTATCAGTTCTTCGTTTACCATCTATAGGATTTGTCCATCCATAGAAATAGTTATAAGCATCTTCCCACTGGGCCTTTGTAAGGTTCGCTGGTAACATACTCCTTGGCAAATAACAGTGGTCTTCTTCAAGCATAAAATAGACATTTTCAGTTCCTAGTAAAACTGGATATGGAACGTCATTATTACCAACCATAGAAAAATACTTATCTACTTTATCATCCATCTGGAATTCATAGATACTGGCTCCCACATGGATATATTTGTTTCCAGAAACATGTAAAAGCAAAGAATTTCCTACTTCTTGGGATCCGTGATCTGCACCTGTGCTTTTTCCTACATAGACTTCTTTTACCGTAAGTTTTTTTACAAGCTTGCTGTAATCAGCAGGGCTATTCCAATCGGTATTAATATCCTTGTAAATGGCTACCTTGTTGCCATCTACGAAAACACGGAAGGGTCTTTTTCCATTATCATGAATATCATAGTGTTTTCCAGATATCTTTCTAGTAGCGTTTACCTTTACCCATTTATATATCCCTCTAGCGTCTTTCTTAGAAATATATTGGCCATCTTTTCCTTTCTTAGTAAGATCTTTACAGTCCTTTGCATGAAATGCAGGGGACTTTCTAGTTTGGTACTTACTTGTCTTTATTTCTACGCATCCAGCCATTCTAATTAGAACGTGGTAAATTATACCACAAAATACCTCCTAATATTCCTGCTACTGCAATTCCTGCCGCCACACCCTTGAGCATTGCCTGATTATCTGCCTCCATGAAGTCATCTGCTCTAATAACAGGGGTCTTTCCGCGGGCCCCTAGTCTTGTGTAAAACTGAATAACTTCTGTCTCTGTATATTTGCGCTTTCCAAGCATTACATTCACTTCATTGTGTAAATCAACTGTCCATCTAAATATATCAGCTCTAGAATCGAGTGAAGCTGATACAGGTATTTTAGCTAAGTGACTTACGTAATGAGTTCTACAAATAGGACATGGTATGATAAACTGAAGAGACTCAATAAATTCGCGCATAGCTTTCTTATCGGAATAAGTGGGCTGTTGTGGGTATCCTAAAGCTCCAATATGTATTGTGTGCCAGAAAAATGGCCCCCAAACTTCAGGTGGAATATGCATTCCTATCTATTATATGCTAAGACGTCTTTGGGCGCCACCTAAGACGCATTAGCCACTATATAGTAATTATGGCGACGTTTTACCAAAATAAAATAATACATTCATGTTCAAATTGTGGAGGCACCGGGCACACATTTCGCTTCTGTACTGAACCTGTTTCCAGTTATGGAGTTCTCGTCTTTCGATGGGTAGGTTCTAGTAAGATATGGCCTCAAACGAGTATTATATGTTCAGATCCTACAAATTATACTGGCACTAATACTCTTATACCTCAAGTGTTAATGATACAGCGAAAAGATTCACTTGGTTTTATGGATATTATGAGAGGTAAATATAAAGTAAATGAACCAGAATACATTAAGAAACAGTTAAGAGGAATGACTAAAGACGAGCGCAATAAATTAGAGACAATGGATTTTGAAGATATTTGGAATCTTTTATGGGGATCTGATGCTGAAACATCCAAACGATATGCTCATGATCGTATTGTATCAAAACAGAAACTAGCTGAATTAAGAGAAGGTATTCAATTAGAATCAGGTGAGCGGTATACATTGAATGACCTGCTCCGGCAAGAACCATTAGTATACACTACACCTGAATGGGGATTTCCTAAGGGTCGTCGTGATCCTAATGAATTAGATATTCAATGTGCATTTCGTGAATTAGAAGAAGAGACGAGTATTAATGAAAATGAAGTTCTAAAAGTTATGAATGTAGCTCCTTTAATTGAGCAATTCTATGGATCTAATGGAATTCATTATAGACATTCTTATTACTTAGCCCAGTATGTGGGAGAACGTAATATATCCTTTGATGCTCTAAATACTGAAATGGTTCGTGAAATTGGAAATTTGAAATGGACAAATCTCACAGAGGCAATTGAATTACTTAGACCTGAAAATATTGAAAAGAAGAATATTTTATTACAAATGTCATTTATTCTAAAAAATGTTATGCCAGTTATAAAGTCAGAATTACACGGAAATCTTCTGAATGAAAATAACACTGAAGAACAGCAGGCACGGTATGTCTACAGACCAAGTGGGGCAATTCAAGGGCAAATGGACCGAACAAAAAGATTCTTCAGAGCGAGATAAACTACTAGACGAATTTAAAACATATGCCGCTCCCATTCGAGCTCAAACAATTCGCGAATTAGGTCAAGATCAAAGAGAAATAGATGGCTCGTTATATCCAGATATTACAGATGAAGCTTTTTTGAAAAAACTTTTGAAAAAAAGAGAATTCAGAGAAACAAGGCAATTAAAAATTACTGATAAAACACTGGAAGAAAATGTCTGTAATGTAGAAGAATTTGAATATACGTCTTCACAGAAGTTTGTCTCACAATTCATGTCACCCAATACTCCGTATAATGGCATGCTTTTGTATCATGGTGTGGGAGTTGGTAAAACATGTTCAGCTATTTTAGCAGCCGAGTCATTCTTACAATTAAGTCCAAAAAATAAGGTCTACATTCTGGCACCTCCTGCAATTCAACCTGGATTTTATAGAACTATATTTGATTCATCTCGAATTACATTTGGAAAAGATGATCAACCAAATTCACATGAAGGATGTACAGGAAATCGATATTTAGATTTAACCCAAATGTTATATGAAAGAGATAAAAAAGAAATAGAATTACGTGTTAATAAATTGATTAATAAGCGTTATGTGATAATGGGGTATGTTGCTTTTAGAAATATGGTTCTAAATATTCTATCTCAAATTTCTTCTACATTGAGTCCTGAGAGAAAACAACAGCAAAAAATTACATTATTACAACGAGCATTAAGTGGATCATTCTTTATTGTAGATGAGGCCCATAATTTAAGAGATGTATCAGATTCAGCCGAGGATGATGGTGATCAATCAGATGATATTGGCGATAAGTCAGATGCATCAGCAGGTAAAAAGTTGGTTCCTATGTTACGTGAAGTTCTTAAAACATGTGAAGGAAATAAACTTATGTTAATGACTGCTACACCCATGTATAATTCTTATAAAGAGATTATTTCTTTATTGAATTTACTTCTTTTAGTTGATAAGTCTGAAGAATTATTAAAAGAATCAGACATAACATTTGAAATGACACCCCAGGGTGAAAAACTTTCTAAGAATTCTGAAAATAAACTTATTAGTGTTGCAAATGGGCATATAAGTTTTATGCGTGGAGAAAATCCAAAGGCATTTCCTGCTCGGCTCGATCCCGCTGATGAAATTCGTATTTCAAATTGGCCTCAAAAAGAACCTAATGGTATTAAAGAAATACCTAATAGTCAAAAAAATGATGTATTACGATTACCTCTTGTAGAATGTAAACTTTCAGGAGATTCACTTACCGTAATAAAATCTATGACGGAGAGACTTGTAGCATCCAAAGGAGTTGGTATTCGCACGATAGACACATTGTTGCAAGCAGGTAATTGTATTTTTCCAGGAGATAGTCTAGATGGTCGTGTAGGTTCAGAAGGATTTCAAACATGGTTTACAGGTCGTGCTATTTCTTCCACGTTTGAAGGAACTAGATTGAGTACCTTGCCCCAATATGTTCCAACGGATCCAGATGAAGATTATAATTGGATGGTAGCATCTGATGATGCTCTTGGAAATGCATCTCCCAAATTCAACCAAGTTCTAAAAACAATTCGAAATTCTAGTGGACTTTCATTTGTGTATAGTCGTTTTGTAGAAAATGGAGCTGTTATCTTTTGTCTTTTGTTAGAGGCAAATGGATATACACCATGGGGTCGTTCATCTCCTCTTTTTTCAAAAGGGTCTCTTCAAGGTCGTCGTCAATGTTCTAAATGTGATAAGAAAGAAGAAGGTCATCCTATATTTTCACAGGCACAACCTGAATCGAGAGATAATCATAAATTCTCACCTGCATTCTATGCGCTCTTAACAGCCAGTGATGTAAATACAATGGAGAAACAATCTCTACCTCTATCACCTAATAATACTGCAGTTATTAATGCTGCTCGTCATGAAGAGAATAAAGATGGTCATACAATTAAGGTACTTGTTGGTTCTCAAGTATCTGGAGAGGGTCTAGATTTGCGATATATTAGAGAAGTTCATATTTTAGAAGGTTGGTTTCACTTATCTAAAGAAGAACAAATTGTGGGTCGTGGAATTCGATATTGTTCTCATAATGCGTTACCTAGACAAAAACGCAATTGTACTATTTACTTGTATGCTAATGTATTTCCATATGAGATGAATAAGGAAACAATTGATATGTATTCGTATAGAACTGCTATGAATAAGGCTGTTCGTATGGGCAATGTTTCAAGAGCATTAAAACGAGGAGCTGCAGATTGTAATTTAAATCGTGATGCCATTTTAATAACTGGTCTAAGCAATGTAGAAATGATTGACAGTCAAGGGAAAAAACGTACTATAGATTTGAATGATAGAGATTATACGCCAGCATGTGATTGGATTAGTTGTTCATATGATTGTAGTCCAGTCTTAGATTTAGCTAATAAAGTCCAGATGCCAGATGATACGAGCACATATGATATGTTTGCAGCTCGCTTTGCAGAACAAATTATCATCCAGGAATTAAAATCGCAATTCAAAGATAGAGTACATTTTCGTTTGACTGATTTAAAAAAAGTATTTAAAAGTATTCCTGAAGAAACATTACAAAGTCTTCTTTTACGAATTGTAAATAATCCATCTATTATATTTGAAAATGGTAATTTACAAGGGCATATTATTTATCGCAATGGATTATTTCTATTTCAACCAAATAAAATACAAGATGAAGGAATTCCTATATCATTTCGATATGGTCGTTATCCAATGAAGCGTGATTTCTATATGCCTGAGATGACTGCAGTTATTCCTGGTACAAGAGCAAAAGTAGTACCAGGTCAAAAGCCTGTAATAGAGGTTGCAAAGGATTCTTCCATTGAATTAGCAAAAAATTTCTGGATAAAATCTACCGAATGGATACATACATGGTGTAAAGATGGGTATGTAATAGAAGAATCAATATCGAGTGATCTTACAGATGCTTTATATGCATATTTAGAGGGAGATACACAGAAAAAAGAACTTATTGAAACATGCCTGAAAAAATTACAATGGTGGGGTATAGCTTTAACACGTAAAATAGAAATAAAAAATACAAATGGCTCTATTATAACAAGATCAGAAGAATTAGTTCCAGGCGCAATTAGAGATTTAAAAAGAGTTGCAAAAGAATATATTTGGGATTCTTTCTTAAAGGGTCCTGAACAAGTGGCTTTATTAGAACAAGCGGTATCAATGGCTTCTGAAGGTGGTTCTGAACAATATAAGACAGAGGGTTCAACAACAATTTCAAGATATTTAGATTTAGATACAGGTGTTCCTATTTATATTTGTGCTGGATCTATTTCTTGTCCTGCATCTGTCGTAAAGATATTTAGTGAATCTAAGACGGATCCAGTTGTTAGAGCCGTTGCTAATTCAAAGGTTTCTGCAAATCCATATGGTTTCATGGTTCCATGGGAAAATACAATTATGTTTAAGACAAATAATGCAAATAATGCAGAAGGAAAACCTCCTGGTCCTGGAGCTGCTTGCTCTATTGTGAGTACTGTAAAAGGACATAGAATGAAATTGGAACAATTAGGGAATATATTGGCTAGATTTCATAATGAAAATCATTTTGACTTGACAGAATACTCATTAGCTATGGGGCCAAGGAAGTTAACAGGTGCACAATCATTCTGCGCATTGATGGAAATAGTAATGAGATGGATGGATGTTCGTAAAGAACTCTACGGAGGTCTTCGTTATTTCTATAGACCCCTCTCGTCCTTTTATTCTAAACATAAATCTAAGAAGTAATTATAATGACTGATATTCTCAACAAGGAGATATTAGATTCACTATTAACGTATTTATTTGAAGATAAAATTAGATATGGAGTAAATTGCGATGGTGGTTATGTTATTGCAAACCTAAAAGATGTAACATACGACTGTTATATATCGGCTGGAGTTTCATGTGAGGAAAGTTTTTCAAGGGACTTTATTAAAACATATAATATGAATAAAGATAATTCATTTGCGTTCGATGGAACAATTCGCGATTACCCTTATAATTACACTAAAGATATTACATTTGTAAAAAAGAATATAAATAGCATTAATGATAACTATAATACTAATCTATCTTATCTAATAAATAATTACAAAAATATTTTTTTGAAAATGGACATTGAGGGTGGTGAATACCCCTGGTTATTATCTCTAGATACAAATTCTCTTAAAAATATAACACAAATTGCAATTGAATTCCATGGTATAATGGATGATACGTTTGGGTGTGATAGATTAAATAAGTTAAAGTGTTTTAAAAAATTAGCAGAAACTCATTATATTGTTCATGCCCATGGTAATAATTGGGCTAGAACTATTGATGGAATTCCTAATGTAATCGAATTAACTTATGTAAATAAATCCTATTTTACAATGCCTCCTAAATTAAATACAATCAATTTACCCCTAGCATACTTAGATTGTGCAAATAAAAATGGAACCCCTGATATAACATTGAATATGTATCCATTTGTTCATGAAAACCACCCTATTGATAATTTTAACGGAGAAGCAGATACCTTAGCAATACCATCAATTGATTTAAGTAAATATGAAAAGAAAATATTTTCTCAAAATGGCGAAGATGGTGTAACTATGAAATTAATAGAATTACTTTATGATAAAGATTCAACAGATAACAAATACTATGTTGAATTTAGCGTACACACTGGAAAAGAATGCAATACACGAATATTAAGAGAGGAATACAATTGGAAAGGGTTGCTTATGGACGGATCTAATGAAAATATAGATATTAATTTAAGAAAAGAATTTATTACAAAGGATAATATAATTGATTTATTTAAAAAGTATAATGTTCCATCTAATATAAATCTCTTATCAGTTGATATTGATTTCAATGATTATTATGTTTTAAATGAGATTCTTAATAATTATACATGTGATATAATAATATGTGAATATAATTCAACTCATTTACCAACTGAAGATAAAATTGTAATTTATGATAAAAATGCAAGATGGAATGGAACTAATTATTTCGGTGCTTCTTTACTAGCATTAGATAAACTTTCTGTGAAATTTAATTATTCTTTAGTTTACTGTGATAACAACGGAGTTAACTGTTATTTTATTAAGAATAGTATATTAAAGGATAAAAATTTACAGTTCTTAAATAATGGAGATATTAAAAAAATATATCGTAAACCGACATATGGCAGGGGTCCAAATGGTGGGCATAGAGAAGACAATGATAATAGGAAATACGTATCATCTCACTCGGTTACAGATTGCAAAGTATAGGATACGATACTGTATTAATTTTCAGCGTATAAAATTGACTATCTGAACATACTATAGATTAGCATGGAGACTGAAGCATTCTTTCAAGAAAAAGTATACTTGACTCCCAAGGATCTTCGCAATGATATTGAGTCAGTGGATAATATTCTAGTAGATAAGCTCAAGGAGCGTCTTGAGCAGCGATGCTCTCCTCATGGGTATGTGCTCCCTGGAACTCTAGAAATCTTGACGAGGTCAACTGGTATGGTGGACTCTGGTCGTTTCTCCGGTGATTGGGCATTCTTAGTGAAGGCGAAGGGCACAGTTTTAAATCCTCCTGAGGGTTCTCTTATTGAGGTGGAAGTGCTGAAATCCAATAAGATGGGCGTATATGCAGTTTATGAAAATGCTATTCGTTTGATGGTTCCCCGTGATTTACATTTGGGAGATGAGGAGTTCGACGCCTTGAAAGTGGGTGATCGCATCAAGGTAGAAATACAGAAATCTCGCTTTCAATTAAGAGACCCATTCATCGTGAGTGTAGGTATTTACCGTGGAATGTCAGGGGCTCCTACTCGTCTAACTGTTCCTTCTATAAAATCAGATGTTCCAAAAAATGAAATTGTATCTAATCTTGAAGAGGAAGATGCTGATGTTTCTGGAGATGAGTCTAAAACTGCAGAATCGAATGAAGAAAATGTTTCTGGTGCGGAGGAAGAGGAAGAGGAAGAGGCTAAGGAAGAATAGAATGGATGATTACGAACAACGTAAAGAATTTTGTAAAGAAATGAGTTTACTATCTAGAGCTGAACTTGAAGAACTCTATCGTATTTTAAGACGCGAGGGGGGTGTCTTTAGCGAGAATTCTAATGGAATTTTTTTTGATGTTGCTTCTCTTCCGGCCCCTGTTTTTGAGGCCCTATGGAAGTTTTTGCAATTCTGTAAGTCAAATGCTAAGGACTTAGAAGAGCGTAGCAAGATTATCGGAACTATGTCCGCACAGTAAAAATTATCGGTAGGTTAAAGCTCTCACGCATACTATATGTAATATGACTGATATAGTTAATGCTTTACCAAAATCTCTCATCCAAATCTGTGAAACACATTCGGATGGAACATTTCAAGTCGGTCGCCCGAAGGCGAAAAGCTCTGTTGCTGATGCACAGGATCAGGCCCCTAAATGGAATCTAATGACACATTCCATTACACCCAGACACCCTCTTGCTGCCTGGCTATGGTTGAAAGATCCTCTTTTTCGTATATCTCCTGAACCCTTGAGACAACGCATGATTCTAGATGCTACTACAGAGTGGCAGGAGCGTTGTTCTTCTCTAGACTTTCCCAGGGTCTACAGTAAGAAGAAGGCTCTTGAGGGATTTGGTGCTCAGAGACCTGATTTACAACAAGCAAAGGCTGCAATGATTGCTATGGAGCGTTATACTCAGGATAATCCCCTACTATGGATTCTCTATAATGACAAGGATAAGACGATTGGGTTCTTGGATGATAAGACCTTTCCCCGTGAAGGAGGATACAATCAAATATGGATTCTAAGAGAGCCAAACTGGGATAGATTATGGGATGCAAGTACGTGGTCAGGACGTAATGTATCAAGTTGGATTGAGAGACAAGAAGAGGCTGGGTTCAAGGTTGATTGGCCTCTAGAGCCAGCAACTGCTACAGTGAAAGCAATGTCTGCTGAATATGAGGCGATGAATCATTCAGCAAGGAATATATCAAAGGATGAACTTCGTCAGAAGCTAGGACGCGCAAAAGCGATGAGAAAGTTAGTTAATCAATAATATTCTTAAATTAAATATAATAGAATTATATATGAGTAAAGCTATTTTAGTATATGGAAATATAGCTTCATTTAAATGGAATGAAGAAAACTATCAAAGGTTTTTTAATACGTTCGGCAAAGATGTAGATGTATTCTTATCACATGACCTGAATTCAGAATCATCTAAATATATAGAAGAATTCAGGCAAAGGTATAATGCAGTTGCTATTATTAATGATCCTATCACCGAAAGAGATATTTACAAAAAATATATGGATGAGTTCTTAAAAACACACTATGGAAAATATTATGCAAATACTCCAAATATGACAAAACATTATACAAATAAAAAGAGGGTGCTAAAATTATTAAAAGATTACATGGAAAAAACAGGAAAGGTCTACGATTACGTATGTATGACTCGTCTCGATTTACTGTTTAATAAAAATATAGAATGGAACACACTTGAAAAAATAAGTAATACCTTATATATACCTGAGGGTAATGATTTCACCGGATTAAATGATAGAATGTGTATTGGAGATTTTGATTCAATTGAAAAATACGCAAACATATATGATAACTCCGTAAAAGTACTAGATAATGGATGTGAACCATTTCCTGAAGCTATACTTGCTGCACATGTAAAAGACATTGGTATAAATATTAAGAGGTTTCCATTAGATACCTTTATAATACGTTTAAAAGCAGTTGATAATAATAGCCGTTCATTAGTTTTAAATAGTTGTAAATTTGAAAAATGTACCACATATTATTCTAGTAATAAGGTGTGTAGTATTATGATTGATGATTATAAAGATATATTTTTTAAAAAGATAGTAGCACAAAATAGATACTTTTCATGGTTTGGTTACAATTTAGATGCAGGTAAAATGTTGCTTACGTTTGATATAAAAAGTAGTATAGACATTGATTTTCCTTTTATTAAAACACATAATCCTGACCTATTCCATGTAGTAAAAGATATTAAAGCAAATACCTTAACTTCTATTTCTATAGATCTAAATCTAGAAACAAATAGCCTGTTGATATTTATTTTTGATACAATTCCGCAAATTATAAACATATCATTTTATAATATTACCTTCACAAAGATCTAAAATACTCTTGAGTGTTTTATGAAATTCATTTGACCATCGCTTTTCTTCAAGAATCTTATTTAGATTAATGGTAGTTTCATTATATATGGTACCAGCATTCCATTGATCTACATAATACCCTTTCTTCACTTTATCATATTCACTAGAATATTCTGAGTAAAATATTGCAACTTTTCTGAGTGATTTATCTAAGATTGATTTTTCAGAAGATAAATAATAATCTGCACGACCCATAGGATATTTACAACATAAACCAAGTAGCCTAGGTCCAGTTGGTTCCCATGGATTATTTCCCATGTATTTTGTGGTAATATTATATACAATTTTAATAATTGCATTTAATAACAAGGGATTATTCTTCCTAGAAACTAGCAATCCATTACAAACTGATAAATAAGATTCAGTATCTCTTTTAATTTCACCATCTGTTACGACAATTTCTTTATTAACGAGTGATATAAGCCTAAAATCATTTATAAACCTAAATTTTATGTCAATATAAATACCACCGTGAATATATAATACACAGTATCTCCATAGGTCTGCCTTATAAGCACCTGGTATTAAAGCATCATATGCTTCAAGGATTTCCTTAGGAAAATTATTCTCAATAAAGTTACGACGTCCTTTACTGTCATGAAAATTGTATTTGAACTCTGGATTTTCTTTCTTCAGAGTTTCTACAGTTTCTTTCATTTTGGGAGGTAAGTCTTCTGTTTCCCATGTTTGCCAGATATTTAACGGTATAACTGAAAATCCAGTTTCATTTATGTAATATGAATCGTAAGTTGTGAATGGTAAATCCATCTTACGTTTCTGCATATGACAATACAAGGCTTCGCGAGAAGTATTATCATCGTATGATACTATCATTTTAGTCTTATCAATAAATACATTTTCTATATTGACGGCTGGTTTAACAGAATCGAAGAAATTCTTATCTCTTGTCTTATGATCAGATCTAAACATGTGATAGAAACAGGGAGGTAATATATCGCAAAAGTACGCATTTGTATAAAACATCTTAATATTATTTTCAGATAAATACTTTCTCAAAGGTTCTCTATATGCAATTTCATCAGTGATGAAAGTTTTACTATTGTCGGTTATCAAATCAAAATAATTTGGTATATTCTTGAAATTATACTTGAAAGATTCAATATTCTGAATAGCAGTAAAGTGACCATTCCATCCTCCTAGTATTCCATAATTTTCTTCAAATTTTATGAAATTAGATAACTTTCCATATATTAAATCGATATCACCCCAGCCCACATAATCACTTTCTTTAACGTTTAGCTTTTTTAATATATCGCCGAATATAATAGGGTATACTATTTTAAAGTCAACAAATTTATAATTATCTTTCACAAGATCATATGGATTTATTGATTTATCATATGTATCTAATATAAACTTAGAAAGTCTTTTTTGAACATCAAACTTAGTAAGGGTTACCTTATAGAGATTTGAGGGAAGATTGTAATTAGAGGTATCAATATCTGTAACAAGAATTACTGTTAAAATATCACTGTTCATTTTTACTGAATCAAGATATAACTGAAAATAATTTGGGAACTTACCATAATATACAATAGAGATATAAATGCGTCTGCTTTCAGGTTTATCTTCAATTACAGGTATTATATTAGTATTCTGAGAATACCATCCATTTTTTCCATTAAATACATCAAGGACTGACTTGAATACGTATTCGTATTTTTTAGCAATATTATACATATCGAACATTTTTACTGCTCTCTCTCGAATATACTGACGATCAAACTTGCCATCTAGAGCCAATTGAACACCATAGCAATAATCGGCTAGAGTATGGCATCTAACACCTGTTTTGAATTGTTCTATCGTCTCTACAGCACCACCCCAATCTGAAGAAATAACGGGGCTACCACAGAGCTGGGCTTCTACCGCCACGCCACAAAATGGCTCTAAGAATTTACTTGCACACAACACTGCTGCGCAATCTCCTAAATAATTAGAACGCTCTTCTCCATGAATAGGCTCTCTATATGTGATATTTTTCTCAACTAAATATGGCTTAGGATCTCCTGAACCGCAAATTGTAAATTCTACATGTGGAAATCGTCTTGCTATTTCCACCAATATATTACAACCCTTGGATGAAGTAATTCTTCCTAGAAATACAATCTTTTGCTTTTGCTTAGATGGATTTAAAGTCAATTTAAATTCATCACTATTAAAATAATTAGGTATAACATACCAGTAATTACTAGGCTGTCTCTTTGAATCCCCTAACATACTTGACATCCAGGAGTAGGATTCAATAATCTTAAAATCTGTCTGCTTACTAGTATCCTTCATCGTATATCCGATACCGGTTTCAACGCAAATGTAATTCATATCTTGTAAAACCTCATCATGAGTCACGCCATGGGGCAAACAAACAATATCAGCTTGGTTTCTTCTATAATTTTCCTTAAGTTTTATTTTAAGACGCTTATTAAACTCCTGAATCAAGGGATTCTGTCGATTCCATAGAATTCCAATGGGTTGTTTAGGGTCATAATGCTTTCTTGTAGCATCTTCTAGTGACAAACCAGGTTCAGCGAATTGAAATGATTCAATTCGTAATTTAGTCCACTCTTCTTTTGTCATGAGGTCTATGTCAACGCTGGCTCCTGAATCAGATGTTTCAATTCCATAATGATATACTTCAAATCCTCTGCTTCTCATCATAGGAGAAAAGCGTTTTACCTTACCACAATATGCATCGTGGCTATATTCATCCGTTGTAATAGTAAATGGAACAGATAATAAATGAAGTCTAATATCTGTATTCATATGCTGATAATTAAAAATAGTTCTTTACATCGTCTAAATTATTATTGACTGTCAATAATCCCATATGAAGTGTTTTTAATAATTAAAACCCATAATAATCTTTTAATGATAAGAGCCCATGTTCTTCTACCTTGAGAAGATGGGCTAGCCTTGTTTTCTCATATCCTTCCTTACCAATCGTACTTATAAGTGGTTTTTCTATAGCTAATGGTGGCGATACGATGGCTTGGGAAAATAACATTGTAAAAATAGTATCAGGTCCCCAGGCTAAATATTTCATTTGGTGCATCTTATTAGTTTTTAAATATGTTTCAACTACTGTTTCGAATAGGTTTGCATTTTCTTGAACAAGGATATCAGTTATTTTTTTGACCTTTTCTCTTTCATAGAGTTGTGCCTGACATCCCCATATGAAATGCCCTATATGAAGAAAATCCCAATATACATCTCCACTATTTTTCCTTCCTAAATTCTCTCTTTTTACAGGAACTGATTTTTTATCAAAGACTGGTAGATAACCTATCGATATATAATCAATATCCTTATTATCATTATAAATATTTATTACATTAGTAAGTTTTTCTACGAAATTCTCTTTTAATAAACTAACATCGTCTTCAAGAACTAATATATACTGTTTTTTAGAAGTATCATACCATTCTTTCATTGCCATAATATGGGAATGCATTCCAGTTTGACATCTTTCTAAAGAATTATTCCACTTAGAAGTTCCCTTATATAAATAATCTCTTAATGTCTCGGGAGTATAGCCCTTAAAATACACAATATTTAAGTTTAAATCTAGAGTTTCGAACTGCTTCTCAAGAAATTGCTTACGTTCTTCGCTTACATATATTATATATATATCAATCTTATTTGTAAGATCCATTATATATATTAGATTTATTAAATTTTAATCTTAATAAGCGCATTTAAAAGGATCGCCTGTAAATAATATTTTCTGAACCCGTAGAAGATATTTATTTAGATTCACGAAATACTAGCTTAGATATAATTAATACAAGTATACTGTGTTATTTCATCTAATTGTTTACATTTAACTAAATCCAGTAGAGAATTGAATTCGCTAGAAAAAGAATTATTTGTATAAATACCTTTAAGCATATTCTGTTTTTCTAGAATATAGACTTCTTTCTTATCCCATAGTTCTGAATAATATTTTGTTCCCAAAGTTTTCTGCTCGTCCCTGTATTGTTTGTAATGATTACAAACTACCGTAGTATTTAATTTAATAGTTTCACTACCCTTTGGCCCGTGGTGAATAAGTGATAAATCGGGCTTTTCTAATGACGATTCGACTATTTTTCCAATTAACAGTGGTCCTGTAATTGAACATGGTTGAATACCATAATAATTATTTATAATATTTAACACTATGTGGATTATACTTTTTAGTAAAATTGTATTTTTTGGCTTACAGCACATAAATGCATTGTATATGCCAATCCTTCTTTTATTATCTTCAATATATCCACCATTTGCGAAATATTCTTTATCAATAAAATTATTTAAACTGTAGCCATTAGCAAATTGTAATTTAATATCCATATACACTCCACCATGTATATATAAAATACAGAGCCTCCATAAATCTGCCTTAAATGCAACTGGTATCAATGATTCGTATGCTAAAAGAACTTCTTTAGGAAAGTTAATTTTTATAAATTCATAACAATCATTATCATCAAATAACGTATGCTGAAAATTAGAATGCTCACCCTTTAGTATATCGACGCATTCTTTCATCCTTGGTGGAAGTTCTTTTGTAGCCCAAGTTTGCCAGATCTTTAATGGCACCGGTGAATTTTCTAGTACTGAAAGATGCAAATCTCGAGAATACCAACCACCCTTACCATTATGAATATCCATAATAGATTTCAATACATATTTGTATTGTTTAGCTAGATTATACATATCATACAATCTAACTGCTCTATCTCTGATATATTGGCGATCAAA